GAGGGCGGCAGGGTCGTCTGGGGTTCCTGTGATGGTAAAGCTTGAGTCTGGGACGTCAATTTCGCCGTCTCTGACGATTTGGGTGATGCGACCTTGGGCTGTGCCTCCTGAGCTTGTCCACCTGACGAAGTCACCGACTTCAAGTTCGTCAGGGGCTGCCCGTTTCTGTCTGGAATAAGTACCACCTGGTTCTAGTCCTTCCGATAGTGATATTGCTACCATCTGCTGTTGTGCAGACTCCTTTGTGTCGTGACAAGCAACTAGCTCGCCATCTTCCTTGACTACAGCCCAGAAGGTGCAGTCTTCTATCTCATCGCTAATAAAGTATGGCATTAGTCTCTCTTCGCTACTATTAGCACCCCGACCTCTAGCCCATTAGGGTTAGAGACAGCCCACAGGTCATCTCCTGGTCGTAGAGTGATTGTTCTGTCTCCACCTGGGTCAATGTGGATGCCATTACTTACAGTGACTCCGCTGTTGCCAATGAATAAATACTCGTTAGAGCTTTTGGTCATGTTGTGTAGGTGCACCTCTTGAGGCATATTGTCAGGAGCAACAATCTGAGTTGCTGTGACATTTGACAAGGTGAATTGTGCGTTGGCTACTGGCATTAGTCTTCTACCCCATATCCCTCTTTGATGGTTTGAGCATCAGGAGCTTGTCCAGTCTGTATCTGCACGCTAGGTAGTCCAGTGTGGTCGATTGCTGGCAATCCAAGAGCAGCTAGTGTTGCCTCTGGGTCAAAGCCGACCTGAATCAGCTGTGATGCCATAGTTACACGCTCTTGTTGCTCCGCTACCTCGGCTGAGGTAATGTCCACGTTCGCAAGAGGTACACGAACATTGTTAGCAGCTGGGTCTTCAATAGGACGCAGGTCTTCAAATCGCCTTACGTCATTGATTGTGTAGTATCCAGCTTGCAATCCTGTGCTGTATGAGGCGTGACGGCTCTCTACGTCCGCTCTTAGCAATCCATCAAGGCTAAACCTTAGGAATGCTCTCTGTCCTCCTGGCAGGCGGCTCAGAAGGGGCGCAAAGCCACTTTCCAGCTTCTGCACGATTGGACGGAGCGTGTGAGTGACGAAAGCTTGGTTGTTCTGCTCGACCGAAGCATAAGTGTTGGTTCCAGGTAGTCCTAGCAGGTGTGGCGGGATGTTGAACGCCCTTGCTACGTCCTCCACTGCCATTCTACGACTGTCGATGAACTGAGCTTGGTCATTGTTTACGCTTGTTGGCTTGTAAGTCGCTCCACCGCTCAAAACGCCTGTTTTGTGAGCTCTTGACCATCCTCTGTGGCGTGCGTCAAAGCCTTCCGCTAATCCTTTAGCTTCCTCTGCTGTGAGCATCTCTGGGAACTCGATAAGTCCACTTGTCTGTGTTCCACGACCAAAGAATGTGGTTGCGTAGTTCTCCAGTGCGATAGCAAGCCCAAAGTTCTCCTTCAGAGCCTCTACACGGCTTACTCCGCGGATTTTGCCAGGTCGTACGACATCAGGTATGAAAATCATCTCTTCGTTGCTTAGAAGGCGTTTTTCGCCCTCTACGCGATACATGACCTTGCCAACGCCATTGCGCTTGATTTCGACATCCAGCGGGTTTAGAACCTGCATGTTGACGACTTCTCCAGCTCTGTTGCTGTAGACACGGATAAAAGCGTTACCCTCTAGGAGCAAGCTGACGATGGCGGCTCCGTAGAACGCCTCCTTGGTTGTATCTACGTCTGGCTGTTGCACCCATGCTGGCGCAGGTCTAAATGGTCTGCGTACTCCATCCGAGCTGACGAATGCGTCTACAGGAAGAGTGGCAATAGTGTCTGAGATAAGAGAGATTGCAGAGAAGATGGCATTGACCTGAAACACCGTGTCAGAGTTGACCATGGTTCCAGACTTGCTGGCGATGTCAATGTCGCCACCAGTTGACCAGATACTTTGAAAGCTAACTGCTCTCTCTTCTGATTGATTGAAAAAGCGTTCTAGCATTATTTGAGACCTCTGGCTATTCCGATAGCAAGCGTGAAGACTCCCGCTACAATCACCGCAATTGGCACACTAAGAACCGCAATGCCTGCGGTGATAAGTGCTAGTCCTGCTATCTGTATTACTGTATTTGTCATCTTCTACCTTAAATAAAGAATTGCGGTACTTTACGCTCTTCTATTTTAGTTGCTGTTGCCCTATCGTACGCGATGATGAAGGCTACCGCGTTGTCAATCTTCTTTCGACTGTTAGAAGACTCCTTGGTAACCCTCTGTCCACGGTGGTCCATCTTGATTACGCAGTTGTCTATGTGTCTAGATAGAGCAGGGTTTCCGTCATGTATTAGTTTTTCTTCTGTTACTGCCTCAAACACCTTCTGAGTTGCTGGAATCATCAGTTTTAGAAGGTTTGTTTGGTATTCAACGATTGGTAAGCCCAATTCGTCTAGTTCTTGCATCATCTGCGCCCATCTATACGGGTCACAAGCGATTTCACGGCATTTGGGGTACTTTTGTGTGAAATCAATGATGGTTTGTTTTACTTCTTCGATAGAAATGCGCCATGTGTCGTCATCTCGCTCAAAATCCTTTTCCCAAGTCGCTACTAGCCTGACTTTGGGCACATCGCCCTCTTCTTTAGGTATCGTGCAAGCAACTATGGACGTTGAGTCGTTCGCATATGACCCATCGAAGCCCAAGACGTAGTCTTCATCAGGGTCTAGCTCCCAGAGTTGCGCTAACTTGTCCCATGAGCCTGTCGGTAGCCAAGCTTGCTGGCTAGATACCCACTGATTGCATCGTTTCGTGCGAAATTCGGCTTCTGGCGTCCTCAAAACAGCGGATTTGAAGTCATCAGCGTCACAAATGTCGTCATAACCTGGGTTAGCGGCTTTCCAAGTCTCTACTTTGGTGTAGTCAGCTTCTGCGGGTGCTTCCCACCACGCCATGAAAAATGTTGGGTCTTCTTTTTCACCTCTGCAAATAGCTTGACCGTACTGATAGAGGTTGTAAGCAATTGAGTCACGTCCAGTGCGCATCTCAGTCTTCACACCCGCGGTTGTAATTGCCACCATTGTTGCAAGCTTTCCACGTGCACCTTGCGCCAGTGACATAACGTCAAACAAATCTCTAGAGGGCTGAGCATGGAGCTCATCGAACAGAACTAGGGTCGGGGACAGTCCCTCGTGGCGAGGAGCGTCAGCAGATAGAGCTCGGTAGACGTTGCCAGTGGCGGGGCAGTACAGCGAGTCGCGGAAGACGTTGACATGCTCTTTTAGTTCTGAGTTTTGCACCATTTTTTTAGTATCTTCAAAAACGATGCGGGCTTGCTGGCGGTCAGCAGCAACCGAATAGATTTCTCCCCCGTTGGTCTTTGGGTCAACTAAGGCAAACGCAGCAATCAGCGAGCCGATAGCACTCTTGCCATTCTTGCGAGGAAGTCCTAGCAGATTTACCCTGTGGCGCAGTCCACCGTCTTCGTCTCTTGCAAATACCTGACGCAGAAGCGTGCGTTGCCAATCACGAAGCTCTAGTGGTGTTCCAGCACGTCCTGCAATTGAGTCTTTTGTGATAGTTCCGAAAGCGTCAGCAAATTTGGCAATAAAATCCCCATCGCCTCTCTCAATAGCTTCCTGCGGAACAGGAGTTAACCAACGAGGTTCGGTCATTACTCTCTCTCAGACATCAGCTTCTGGAACATCGACTCAGCTTTTATCTCTGCAAGACCGAGGCGTGCTCTTGCGTCAACAGTAAAGCCAAGTAAACCTAAACCAGACATAATCGCCTTTTCAAGTTCTAGCAATTGACGTGCCATGTGAAAGTCAGACGGGTCTTGCTTCAGTTGGTTCTCTAGCAACAACTGTCTGTCAAGTTGTTTGCAAACCAGCATCAGCGCTTCTACGTCTGTCTTGCTAATCCAGTTCTTACCGTGCGTAAAGGCTCTGTCCCATAAAGCTTGCCCTGCTTCGCCTAGTTCTTTGTGTGGTTCGACATATCCACCCTGCACAGACGCAATTTGGTCAGAATCGGGCAGTCCTCTTTTTCCAGGGTCACCGAGCTTGCGCTTCATTTCAATCGGGGTTGCAGGATTAGGCATTTTTTGAGTTTAGCACTTTTTGTTTGAACTGCGGAAAAATAAGCGAGCG